ATCCGTATCCACATTGTCCATGACACTGAACGGGTCCGTCTCCCCGATGAGCGCCGCGTTCACACCTATGGCACGCTGGAATGCCTGCACTTCGATGGACCGCTGTTCGATAGCCATCGGGCCGCTATACTCCACGCCAATACGCCGCCCTTGCGGGCCGTCGCGCAACGCCTCGGCCAACTGGTCAGGCATTGGGGGGAACAGCCCGGCGCGCAGCATGATGTTGAACACGCGGGAAATGAGCGGTCCAAGGAACTCCGTCTGCAAACGCCCAAGAACGGGGCCGAGCATCCGCATTTTCTCGTTCGCCTTGAGGTTGGAAAGCGTTGCCGTCTCCTGCGGGTCAGCGTAGATTTGCAGCAGCGGGATTAGGAATATCGCGTTGATATTCTCCTCCACTCGCTTAATCAGCAACTCCATGTGGTTCAGGTCCGAGGTTATGGGCAGGGGCATGATCTTGTCATTCGTGCCACTGCGGTAATGCGACAGCCCACCCGGGCCAGAACGCACGGGGCCTAGGAACCCATCATCCGGCACCATAAGCGGCGGGTCGGCCATCTTCTCGGCGGCCAGCATTTCCGTCTCGCTCATGGCGTTTAGCACACGTACATGCGGCAGAGCCGTGTGAGCCGGGCCATGCCCGTACATCTTGCCGCTCGTAACGGACCAGCGCCAGAACAGCCACGGCATTTCGTGATAGCCGCTTTCCTCCAGAAGGCGCTTGCTCTCCGTCTCGAAGTACACACACGCCCACGGCAGGTTGGCCCCCACCTTCGGGCCGCGTTTCTTCAAATCCTTGGGGTCACGAGGATACACGGCATGGCAAATCTCAATTGTGTCTTCGGGATTGTCCTTGTAGGCCCTCGTCACCTTGTCCGAACACTTCTCGCCCCAGGCGTCCCAACACTGCTGGAGCGTCATTTTGTACACGCGGTAAATATGGACGGGCCTGCCGTTCTTGTCTCCTCCTGCGTAGACCTCCCAGACAGGAACGGTGCGGAAAATAATTCTCCCCTCCTCTGTCGGCGGGGGGAACTTTGTCACGCGCTGGCCGTTGCGTTTCGGCGTCGGCTTCTTCGTCCAATCGGACCGGGGCGCGGCGTAAGCTGTGGTGGTGTTGTAAACACCGGTGTCCACGTCCAGCCCATCCTTCTCCACGAACATGCAAGCCGTGGCGAGGATACTGCCGTCCTGGTAGAACTCTGCGGAGGCCTGTTGAAATTTGTTACTCTCGGAGTTGAACACCCCAGTCATCCGGTCGCGGCACTCCTCAATCCACTCCCGCGCCTCGTCCATGCCCTCCAGGTCAAGATACTTCACAAGCAGGTTGAACCACACGCTTGACGGATTGCTGACCAGCCCGCCGATGGACGCACCGAGGGTCAAGCCAGCCTGCATCGGGATGCTGTTCCAAATCTTCGTATCGTCGGGCTTGCCCGTATACGTTTTGATGTCCGACTTGCGCGGGGCGATGTATCGGCAAATGTCCGTCAGCTCGTCCTCTATCTCCCGGCGCGCCTGCTTCATGGACGCAAGGCGCTTGGAAATGCGGTTGACGTCCGCCGGTTCGCGCTTGGGGGCCATGCTAGATTCCTCCACCAAGGGTTGACTTGAGCGTCAGACCGGGTTTCTTGAGCTTGGCCTCTTCGGTCAGCCCTGTGCCGGTCAGTAGCGTGGTGGCAGACCCTGCGGCCGCACGACGGCGGTCGGCGTTGAGCGCAGAATAGTCCCCAGCGGCGGCAGCGGCGTCTTTGGCAAGCTTCGCGTCCTTCTCGGCCAGTTCAGCGGCGGTCGGCCCGGTCTGCACGGCTGGCACCTTGGGCTTATCGCCCCCCGTGATCATGTTCACAATTCCGGCCATATTCCCTCCTAGTGCAAAGCCCGCTCTTGGCGAGGCGTGTTGTCCGCTCGACGCGGCGCGATATCGTCAAGCATCCGGCAAAGCAGCGACAGCGCGTCAACCTGATCGTCATGCTTGCCCGCCGGGAAAGTCAGCATTTCGCCGACAAGTTCCATGACCCACGGCTTGTCCTGATGCCTCGGAAAGAACACCTTGCCCGCCTGCATCCGCGCTTGCAGCCCACGCGCCCGGCTGGCCTTGTCCGTGGTGGACGGGTAGGGCTTGCGCAGAGTGCGATACAGGCGTTCCTCCTGGAGCCGCTTGGCAAGCGTCGGAGCAACGGTCTTGGAGATCACGCCCGCTTCTTCCGCCCAAGCTTGGGGAGCCCAAATGCGCAACATGGATAACCAGGACTCGACCCAACCCAGCGCGTCAGTCTGTTCGCGCCACATATCTAACAGGTAAATATCGTCCGCGTCGTTAACCCCGGCCACTAGGTGAACCGTGTAGTCCCCGCCGTCCGCGCTCACGGCGTAGTCAGAGGCACCGAACATGCGCAGGCCCTTCGGGGGCTCCTCATAAACGCGCACCCACTCTCTGCGGAAATACGCCCCCTCATCCGGGGCCGGGCGTTGCTGGTAGAGCGCAGCCCAATCACGCTGGCCCTGCACCGATTTGATGCGCTCCAAAACGTCGAGCGGGTACCTTTCGGGCCAAAGGGCTTCGCCCGGTTCACGCCTGAGAATGTCACCCGGTTCAGCGACGGCGGGCAGGGACAACACTTCCCACCCTTCGTCCTCATGCTCAGACAAGCACCAGCCTGCAAGGTCGTCCTCATGCCAGCGGGTCAGCACCATGACGATGGCCCCACCAGGCATCAAGCGCGTATAGGCCACCGAACGGAACCAATCCTTCTGGCGGCGGCGCATCGTCTCACTATCTGCGTCCTCGCGTCCCTTCACCGGGTCGTCAATGAGCAACAGGTGCGCGCCACGGCCGGTGACAGCCCCACCGACGCCAACTGCGTAATAGTGGCCCCCCTGATTGGTGTCGATGCGCGCCGCGCTTGCGCTTCCCTGCATGACACTGGCCTGCGGGAATACCCGGCCCCACACCCAATCCGTTACCTGGCTACGCACCTTGCGCCCGAAGTCCTCGGCAAGCTCTTGCGAATAGGAGGAGGCGATAACGCTCCGGTCGGGGTATCTGCCGAGGTACCAAGCCGGGAAATATTCAGAGGCCAGCATTGAGTTGTGGGTTGGGAGCATAGTGCGGCCACAAAGAAACAAGTGGCTGGGGGAATCAACCTCGATACACACCGTGTCTCCCCGGCCAGTGGTAGGAGTAACCGTCAGGTAACGGTTGGGAGTCTTGACCGCATCCCGACAGCGCACAGCCTTACGGGGTATCCTGGCGCAGTCTGCCATATAGAACATTACCCGGTACTTCTCTCCACAGTCGCGCCCGCCAATCGTCGCCCGACTTATCACTATGCTCACCTTGCGTCCAAGGGAGCAGACCAACTCACGAACCTGCTCGGCCAGTCTCTTGTCTACTCCACAAACCTCCACCTGGCCGTCAGGAGCAACATGCCCGTCAGTGTCCACGAGTCCCTGCAAAAGAGCCAAACGCTGGCTTGCGCTGGCCCGGAGGTAGGCTGTAGGTATATGCTTATTGCCAAGCAGCCCAAGCACCCGGAGTTGGGCCTTGAGGCCGTAAACACCAAGCAAACCAGTCCCGGACTTGCGCCGAGTGGTGCGGTAGCCTTCGGATTCGACAAAAGCCTGGAGGACGGGGAAATCATCATCACCCTGCGTAATGCACCCATCAAGGCTCGTGCCATCTCCAAGCCAAGCCCCCAGGACGTAGGGGGGGATAAGTAGATCAGCTTCGGGAAGGTCCAACGCCCCTTGCCGCTCAACCATTGCGGACCGACTGCTGTTTCGTGCGGCTAATTGGGCCGAGGTCTTCAGTTTGAATACAGGGTGCTTCCGGCAAAGCCTGACCATCCATTCATGGTTTTCGTCAGCCAGAACACTGTCACCATCGTCTGTCAGGATTTGGAAAAATTGACGGTCCCGCCAAACAGGGCTGACGGCTACCACATTGCACGGACGGCCCTGGTCATCAAAGACCTTATCGCCGGGACGGATATCGCCCATTGTCGTCCACCCTGTAGGCGTGGGTATCGGCGTTGAAACGTCAAGAGCCTTGCCGTGGCGAGGCGGCAGGAAAATCATAAGCCGCTTGCACTCACCACGCGCCACACGCTCTAGGGCGGCGCACACCAACAAATGGTGTGGAGCCCACTCGTAAGACGGATACTGCATGGACACATACGAGCGCAGGAGCCCGCGCGCGTGGTCGTATGGTGTCAGACTAACCGCCGGTTCACCCATACTATTCCTTGCCCACCGCGAGAGGCGGCACAAGTCCGGAGGCCCGCAACGCCGCGTCCGTCTGCTCCGTGGTCAACTCCATCGTAACCCTGCCGCCGTGGTTCAGGTCCAGCTTGTCGCCGTACTTCTTCGGCAGCAATTTCGACAACAGCCACTTACGGGAGTCCACACGCAGCCTGTCCCGGTTGTAGTCGCCAGTGGGATTGTCCGCGATGTCGAGTATCTGTTCCGCGTGCAACTCCAGGCAATCAACGCGCGCGCGGGCATATTGTTCGGCGATGTCTTTGTCCTTTTCGCACAACTCTATAAACCCGCTCCGAGCCAGCCCATTGGCTTTGCACGCTGCCGACAACGACTCCCCCCGGCTAATCCTAGCCAGGATGTCCGGTGCGGCGTCTCTGGTGCGCGTTCCGCGTTTGCCTGCGCTCATTCAAACTCTCCCAACTCTTCACCCACTCCAGGCCGGAATATGCTTTGGGGTGTCGCTGGCGTCACCCCTGGGGTGTCCGCGACCCGCAAATTCTTCCGTGTCTGACCCGCAGTATTTTCCGTCTCTACTATCTTCCTACTCTTATCCGTCTGAAACCTGTAAATCGCTGCCCTTCCTGTCCTAACCCTGCGAAGTATACCAGCGCCCTCTAGGTTCTTTATTGCCTTCTGCACCGTACGCTCCGACAGTGACGCCCTTGCCATAATCATTGACAACGACATGCGCGCAAAGTCGCGCCCCCTAATCATCGCCAGAGCCAGCACCATGCCTACAACTTTATCTGTTGCCGCCAAACCTGGCGTGGCCTGAATGTCCCTGCACACCCCGAAGGGTCCGCCGTCCACCTACGCCACCCACTACGCCTTGACCCACGGCGGGTTGTACCCACTTCTGTCCGCGTTGGCGTGGCATTTCGGACATACGAGGATTAGGTTGTCCGGTGTGTCCGGCCCGCCATCAACGCGCTTCAGTATGTGGTGGACATGCAACTTGCTGCCCTTGACCAACCCGCACACCTGGCACGTGCTCTTGTCCCTTTTCAAAACAAACGACCTGATCTTACCCCAATAAATCTGCTCATCCGCGAAACGTTCAGCCGCCTGCATCCTCTCAAACCGCTTATCCGCGAAGTCGGCTACCCTTTGCGACTTTTCCGCCGGGCTAAGTGTGGAATAGTTGCCGTCGAAGGAATACCACTTCTGGTCGTCTTCGCAGAACACCCACGGCAAAAGCTGATCGTCCGTAGCTACGCATTGCGGATTTTCAGCGGCGGTCTTTCTGGCCCATGATGCGCGGTCGGCGAGACTTTGCGACATTTCAAAGAGCATTTTTCTTGCTGACATACCGACTCCGTTATCGGCCCGTAATGTTTTATTCCTGGCAGGGTCTTACGGAAAAGACCTTTTCGGGAGCTACCCTAGCCAGGAAAATTTAGTCTACTGCATGAACTGCCGAGCAATCCCCGGCACATCGCCGTCAGTGGCGTAGCGAAGCTGGTCGCGTTCGGTCAGATAGTCGGCGAGGATGCCCACGGCGCGGCGCAGTTGCCCCACCTGATCGATGAGCATCTTGATACGGGCGTCAGTGGCGAGGCTGTCGGGTTCCTTGCGGAGAGACGCGGGAAGCTTCGGCATATTTACTCCAATTTCCCCTTGATGTTCGCAATGTCTTTGCCGTGCTCATCCACGCTATGCCAGACCTCGCGCAATTCTTCTTTCGTGGCGTATGTCCTGGCGTTCTGCGTTTGGCAGGCGGCTTGCCCGGCCAGGAACAGGTCCACCTTGGCGGAAACCTCCTGAATGGCGCGCACCATGCCCTTGTAGCCCCAGGCGACCAGCACCCCGATGGTGGACGCCAAGACGCCAATGACCGAGTAGAGGACTTCCTGCGGCATTAGTCGGCCCCCGCGCTGATTTTGGAGCCGAACCAATTGCCGATGATCGCCAACATGCCGACGCGCGTCCCTTGGTCTAGGGCCGACAGGCCGGGTATGGTGTCGGCCACAAGGGCGAGGATACACAGCACCGTGCAGATGGGGCGAATGGCGGCGCGGATGTCCACAACCCATGTCGAAGGCGTGCCAACCACATCGCGGTTGAAGAATTTGACCTGCGCTTCGAGCCAGCCGGACATAGCGGCCATGTACTGCGGGAGCACTTCCGGGTTGGTTGTGGCAAGCGCGGACATGGTAGCTTCGGGCGTGTCTGAAGAAGGCTTAAGAAACTTCTTCTTTACGAAGTCGAACACAGGGGGCAGGAACATGCCTCCGAGTGTGGCGATGATTTCAATAACGCCCATTACGCCCCCCTGACTTCGAGTGTGAACGGTTCGCCGCCCAGGGCAGCCAGGAGCGCGGAGAGCGCGGCTCGGGACTGCATGATGCGCGGCTCGT